CCACCAGTGAAAGGGGTTTCCCCATCATCTGAATCCTCTGCAAGTGCAGCGGCCTTGGTTGTAGTATTCTTGGAAGTAGAATTTCCTAGGACTAAGTTAAGACGAGCCTTTAACTCATCATAACTCTTAAAGTTCTTAGGATCAATAAATTCAGCCAGAGGAAGAATCTTTTTATAAACTGCTTCTAGTTTATCATCGTCATCAAACAACGGTGCCGGATCATCAAATTCTGACTTATCATAATTACGATAACCCTCAAACTTACGAATCTTAAGTTTAAAGGTTGCCCCATCCCATAGATCGAAGGGATTAAAAGCATTTGTCGGATTATAGTTAGGATGTTCAGGAGTACGACCTTCCTCATCAAATTCAGGTGTCATTACTGCCGTTAACTTATCAAAGATTTTCTTTCCATATTTATATAATCTAACAGTACCATTATTTTCAGGTGCTGCCGGATCAGAAATAATATAGATGTTGGAAATGAATCCTAACTTACGCTTTTGCTCGCGGGCCTGTTTACGATTGGGATGATTGTCATCTTCTGTAGAATTCCATAACTGTGAATTAAGTTCAGCTACGGGATCAGGAATGTCCTTACCTAATGTGGTACGGCAATTCTCAATATACCATTGTCCAGTCGGTCCCTTGAAACCATGTTCGAATAAACGAACATATGGTGAAGGTTCACCATCAAATTCAGGTAAGAACCTGAAAACAGCATAGCCAGAACCTGACTTGTCTACTGTTGGTTGCCAAAACCGTTCATCTTTAGTGAATTGTTTACTGTTTAACTTATCCGTCTCTTCGATTAACTTAGCGAATTTATCTTGACGGTTCTTTTTCAAATTTGCGAAATTACCCATATATTTATTATATTTCCTGTATGTTTGTGTGTTGATGTGTTTTGTATATCACGTTCATCATAGTATGATATATTTATTGTAGTTTGTAGTGAGTTTTACGGTTTTTTGCTGCTTCTCTCATTTTTATTTTAGTTTCTTCTGATCGTTTCCTTCCTTTTAATTTTGCAACATGCTCTTCTGAAAGCTGTTTACCTTTATGAGCATTACTGATCTTAGCTTTTCCTTCATCCGAAAGCTTTTTACCTAAATGTGATTCTCTTATTTTTTGTTTATGCTCTTCTGAAAAAGGTTCTCGTTTTACCCCCCTTTTACTACTACTTATTTTTCTTTTTATTTCATCAGAAAGTTTCCAGCTTTCGGGGCTACCTGAGCGGCCTTTACCTTTTCTAGCTTCGCTCATTTTACGTTTAGATTCTTCGGTATGTGTTCTTCCATAACGCGGAGATAATTCACCAGTTTTTCCATAATTATGATGGTTAGTTCCAGTCATTTTGTCTATAATTAGATTTATTTCACAATCATTTTTTAACAACCAGTGTTGTAAATCAATGCGTATATTATAATACCTCACTTTAATTTCTTCTGGTTTAATCATATTAATATAACGCTGTTCTTCTATAAAGGTATCTCGACGTGTGGGAATATTAGATGTTAATATACGTCTTTTAAAATCATGTGGTCTACGTCTATAAGCATCCCGCATCCAGTTAGAGGAACAAATATAACCATCGTTTTCAAATCCCCAATGACAACCTACATAATAACGCTTGTGTTTACGATCAAACCAGATATAAACGAATCCATACTTCTCTACCATAAAACCTCCTATATTAATTATTTATGGTAAAGTGTAGTGTAGCTATTTCTTTTAACTTTTGTTTATTATAATACGAAATTAAAAACGGATCGTATTTTTTTATCTTAAAAGATAACTCTTTCCATATTATATCATCTAATCTAGTGTTAAAATATTTCAAACATCCGGTCAACTTAATAAGTATTATCAAAGTTTCGAGTGATATTTTCCGTCTCAGGAATAATCTAACCACATGCGGGTGAGTGTTATCTTTGATCAGAAAATTAGAGTTAAAGTCATCATTTAATTGTGATAACTCATTTTTAAAATTATAGGATAGTGCCTGAATTCGTTTCTGCCATTTTTCAAATGTCATAATAGAATTTTCATCGGAAATTGCCCCAATCCAGAATGAAGAATCTCTGACAAAATTAGCAATTAAAAATTCTTTATATGATCGATTTTTGGCTAACTTTTGAAAGTAATATTTGTCTTTTCTTTTTTCAAAGTTAGCCATTGTTACTGGCACTTTTCTATATTTAAAATAGTCAAATTTCTCTGTAGAGAAATGTTGCTTTAATGATATATAATCAGAATATACTTCTAGTGTGGACGCCAAATACTACTCCTATATTTAAAATGGAAGGGTAGGGCCACGCCTAATAAAGTTAAGGTCTTCCGCTTCAGCTTTAAGCTTGGCTTTCATGACATTATCTTTTTTAATTAATGTTGCCGCATATTCTAATTCAATGCCTTTAGAAGTAGTCCAGTGAATAATAGCATCCAAATAAGACATTTTAGTTTTAGAAACTAATCGTTCTATATCATCCTCAAATGTAAGTGTATTAATTTCTATTTCTTTGTTCATTATTTGTTCCAAATATATTATTCGAATGTAAATTTCATATTACCAGTTCCTTTAGAAATATGAATTGCGGCTAATTGAAATCCTGATTGAGGCCAGTTATCTTTTGGTGTTTTAACACAATAAATTTCTTTAATATAAAATCCAGCATTTTTTATTAATCGTAGTCTTGCTCTGGTTGTTAAATGATTTATTGTTATCAAAAATACTATATCGTTTGATATTTCCATAGAGTGGATAAGAAATGGTTTATTTATAGACCAAGGAGGATTAGTGATAATCCAATCCACTGTTTCATTATATATAAAAAAGTCTCTACCTTTATCTATTTCGCACCAATCCTTTGGTTCTGACAATTTATTATAAAATGCACCTTGTCCAGATGAAGGGTCTAATATTTTCCAGTTGGGTTAAAATGCCGGATTATTTCCTCTGCTAAATAATCCGGCGTATATACTATATCATTTTCTGGTTTATTTTGTTTAGGTACTAGTCTCGCCAAAAATTAATTCCCTGTCTTTGTAATGAATGACAGCATCTGTATATTCAGCAAGAAGAGTTTATAAGGCTCTCCCGCGTCCCAACGCCCACCCCAAGTTGTATTTTCCTGCCTTGATCAACTTTATATCAGCTTCCTTTATGATAATCAAGTTGTTTAGTGCGCTCCACTTACATTTATCTCTGTCCCTCTCATATCCCTTGACTTCTATAAAGTAGTCCATTTTAGGGAGATAGAAATCAGGAAAATATAAATGCCAATCGTCTTGCCAAAAATAGGGAATCGGTTTAACGTCTCTTTCCCATTTTACATCAATTTCGTCTAAGAATGAGGCGACTATGACTTCCCACTTGCTATGAAAAGTATTTCCCTTATATTCTATAGACTTTGACCTACCGCATATATTTTTAGCATTATATGAATCTGGATTATCTATCACAACCTGTTTCATTACATCAGAATGTGACTTCCTATTCGCCGGGTCTTTAAAACGGTCTAAGGTAATCTGTCTTTGCTTCTCTCTATATTCATCATTGTATGTCGGCTGTTGTAAAACTCTGTTCGGGTTTTCTTTACATCTACACATATGATTTTTATGAGAACTGCTACTATTATATTCTTTATTACAATAACTACATTTAAAGTCCAAAACCAAAATACTCCTATTAAAGAAGTATTTATAGTTTTGGCTATTTTACCGAGCGGATGGCTCTAGCCGTTGAGCTATACCCCAATTTATAAATTTGGATGGTTGGTAGTCCCTGCCGGATTCGAACCGACATAACCCTCTAATCTGGAGTAACGAGGTATAAGCTCGGTGTTTTACCATTAAACTAAGGGACTAGTTAATTATTAAAAATCAATTGGGTTAACTAGTTGAACCCCATCAATAAAGGTGCAAGTAAACACACCTTCTTTTGAGACAGTTCCTTCAAACTCGATTTCATAACCAGTTTCGACAAACCGTTCTATAGCTTTTTCAGATAGATTTAATACCCTACCATCTTCTAATAGTCTATTTTCATTGGCCTTAAGATAAAAAGTATATGGTTTGGGCCATGCACTTTCTTCTTTTTGTTTTTCCAGAATAGTAAGAGCTTTTTTTAAAGTTTCAATTTGCTCATCTAAACTTTTTGTCTGTTTAGGTTTTGTTTCAATATATCCCGGTTCACTATATCCCGGTCGGCACTCATCATAATGTCCCATTATTATCTCTTTCTATAAAATGGTGGGCGCTGTGAGGTTCGAACTCACGACTTCAGGTTTAAAAGACCCGTACTCTACCAACTGAGTTAAGCGCCCGTTATATTGTTACCGAACCATAAACCATAAATAATATTTTAATTAAGGTAAAGGTTCGGAATGTCAAATTGTACTCACTGTGGGTTAACACTGAAAAAAGATCAAAAGAAATTCTGTTCTCGTTCGTGTTCTGCCAGTCATAATAATATAGGAATTAGGCGTCACGGTCAAGCACAAAATACTAATAGTTGTGCGGTATGCGGCACCATTACCACAAATCAAAAATTTTGTTCAAGTAAATGTTTTGGTATAGAGAAACATATATCCAAAGAAAAAGCCGTTGTTAACAACGAATTGGCCTATTGGCGCCAAATTAAAACATACTTATTAAAAACAGCATTTAAATGTAGTGAATGTGGAATTTCTGAGTGGAATAATAAACCTATTTCTTTAGAATGTGATCATATAGATGGTGATATTACAAATAATAGACTATCAAACGCTAGATTATTATGTCCTAATTGCCATTCACAAACTCCAACTTTCCGATTTAAAAATGTTAATAATCCAAACGGCAGAGAAGCAAGACGAAAGCGTTATGAACAATCTTTAAAATAATGGTGACTCCTGTTGGACTCAAACCAACGACCCTGAGTGTAGAAAACTCATGCTCTATTCTGCTGAGCTAAGGAGCCTTATTAGGCGAATTTGTCTCCACTACGCCTAATATTTAAAAGTGGAGCGGGTGACAGGTATCGCGCCTGCATCTTTGGCTTGGAAGGCCAAGGCCCATCTATTTAGACCACACCAGCATTGTTATCTATTTATTGATTATAATGAGGGAGAAATCCCTCATTATAATATATTTTGGCGCGGGCCGCAGGAATTGAACCTACACTTTCGGCTGGACATGCAAATTAGATGCTGTAACCAACCCAAAACTTTAGAAAACTCTAAGTATCAAAACGTTTTCATTTGTTCTTCCACTTCCTTGTTGTGCGGCACTTTTAATGTCGCTCATCAACTTTCGTAAAGCTACTCTACTGTCATTCAGCACCCTTGTCAA